GGACGTTTAGTTTTATACTGATCATTCATAACGTAAGACTTTAAACGACGAGCAGCCTGCTCAACCTTAGGGTCTGAACCCCCTTTGAACAGTGAGAAACAAGTTGACTTAGCTTCAGCTAAAAGCAAGGGCATCAATGTGTTGTCTAGGTCAGGTGCAAAAGAATCTGTCTGACTAAACGTAGGGTACACAGAACCAAAGGCTCTTATCTTAGATGACTGTAGGGTTGTATCCACAGCACTATCGTAAGAGTTCATAATAACATACTCATCATCAAATGATGTGTAATAGCTAGGGACTGTGGTTGTTCCGACAAAGATGTCTAAGTTACCATCGTAAGTCTCTACGAGTAAACCTGATTCATCCATGTTGTCTAAGAAATAAACTGGATCAACAAAGGCGACTTCAGCAAAGTCTTTCTTAGACACAGTCCCTACGTTATACTCTACTCTATCAATGTGCTTTGTGTTAGTAGGGTACTTGAAGTGAGTGGGTTTAGCTGAGTCAGCCATAGCTGTCAATGTCATCAGCTTATTGTGCTCAGGTATCTCACGGGCAGCAATAATATTGTAGTAGGTATCCTCTACTACTGACCCAATCTGTTGAGCCTCAACGGTATCTGAAATGCTATTGACATCTTCAGAATCCATGTCTGACAAAATAGATTGTACAATTTGTAAAAGAGTTGTCTTCATGATGTACGATCCACGGCTATAATAAGCATTACATCAACGTGGCTTGAAGGGCCACCGTTGCTATTAATCCTAATGTAACTTCCTGCCGCTACTGTGTTGTTTGAAGTAGGTAACTTTTCATCTACATCCCCCGCAGCAGACCCTGACTGAGTAACCGTTAAGTTTCCCATCGAAGCACTAGAAGAGTTATAAGCTGTTATAATTAAATCTGACCCAGCTATTGCAGCAGAAGTTACTGTCTGAAGTTTAGAAACTGTACCTGCATTTATAATAGGAACATAAATGTCTGTTGCTGTTGAAATATCGTGGATGTGAACGGTAATTAAATCTTGTCTAGCTGTCCAAGCCCCTGAAGCACTACCATTAGAAACGTATACCCGACCACTGTGGGAAGTACCTGCTAATCCTTTAGGTTCATGTAAGTCATTACCTGTAAGTGCATTATGTTGTACGTTAACCATTAGAGACCTCTGCCAGTGTTTTAAGTATTATACATATAAATATAAGTGTTGTCAAGAGAAAAGATGGCCCCCGAAGGAGCCACCTTTAATTTTATTATAGACCAGGCTTAGTTACGATAGTAACAATACCTTCTGGACGATACTTCTTAACACCATAACGAGCAGTAGTTACATACTCGTGGCGTTGGTAGTCCTTGTTGTACTCGTAGTCTACCTCTGGCATTTGACGCCATGCACCTACGAATGGGTTAGCACTAGCATCTGATGAGAAGAACAAGTTAGCTACACCATTGGTTGAGTTAAAGGCGTTAGTAGTTGAATTGTCCTTTTCTTTCAAGGCTGTATCAGCTACTGTTGCTTTTAAGTAGTTAGATGTATATACGTCGAAACCATATACGTTAGCTACGAAACGCATACCTGTTGCTACACCATCACGAACAATACCTTCCCACATTGGGTTGTTAGACACGTTGACAAGGTTCGTCAGTGTATTGATTTGGTATTCAACAGATGGATCAACAATTGCAACCATTCCACGATCAGGAACATTGGCTTTCTTCAACGTATAACGAGCATACGCAAAGTCAGAAAGTTCCAACTTACCGGCATTACCGCCTGAAATACGGTGAGCAATACCGTTCTGAAGTTCTTGTGCGTTGTTTGCAACACCAACTTCAGGCGAGGCAAATGTAGTAGCCTCAAAGTGCTCCATGATTGCACGTTCTTGTTCAGGAACAAAACGAGCTTCTAATTGAGCAGCATAGAATGAGTCCTGAGAAGCTTTCTTAGTAAGGTAAGAAGCTGATTGCAGGTACTGATCAATCGTGAATTGAAACTCCGCTGTGTCCATAGGAACGTATGAAACAGCATTGTCTTCTGTATAGTTAGACGCAGTTGTTTCTCCGATGGTTGGAATTGTAAAGGTTGTTCCGTCAGGAAAACCTTCTAGCATACGGACATACCGTTGTGCTTGCATTTCATCCCGAAGGATGTCTTTTAGTTCTGAGGAGTAAACCTCTGAACGGATAAGCCTTTGCATATCCGCATTTGATGAAATCATACCAGCCATTTGCTAGTCCTTTCTATGAGTTGCCGAATTTATCACCCATCTTCATCTTATCTTGGATAAGTTGTTGTTGAATTTTAGGTGAATAATATTGATTAGGATTTTCTCGACGTAGATTCTGGTAGTAAGACCAGTTCCTATCAGCCGAGGCTTGCATGTTGACACCCTCAGTACGAACCGAACCTTGAACCATAGGGCTAAAGGTTTTTTCTGGTTGACCGATAAGAGTAAAGAATGCTGAAGGAGATTCAGATGCAATGTCACGTAAACGATCCATTGACATACCTAGTTCTTCAGCTTTTTTCTGGACTGTAGCCGCCGCTTCAGTACCAAAAGAACTTTCTAACTCTTTATCAACTTGAGAAAGATTCTGCTGTACAGTGCTATTTTTCTCTCGTTGAGTAAGTGTCTTTTCAACAAGGCTCTTCAAAGTATCCTCATCAACAACTCCAGTGGTATTCTGTGTGTCAATGCTACCATTATTATTATTGGACTCTCCGTTATTCACTGTGGTAGTTTCAGTGGCCTTATTTTGGAGTTGGGCTAGAAGATCGGCTTGATAATCTTGCTTCTTCATATCCTCTCGCATCTGGACTAATTGATCTTCAAGATTCTTAATATAGCCATCTGCTTCAAGTTTACCTTTAGCAAGAGTCTCAGGGTCACGCCAATTCTCACCCTTTGTCTCTACGAGTTTATCCAGAAAAGAAGTCTGTGGTGAGGCTTCTGTCTGTGTCTGCTCTGCGTTCTGTTCAGGCTGTTTGGTTGCAGCACTGTCAGTAAATACCATAATTTTATTCCTTGTCTAAGTTGATAATGTCAAGCACTTGGGTTAGTGCTCTGTTGTAACCGATACGATCAGCTACTTTGTGTGACCAAGAAGGACAATCGTAGTCCATCGTAGTCGGTCTATTCTCAAGCATAGACTCAAGAATTACTTCAAGACGTAGGAGGCTTTCTCTGTTAGATGAAAGCACTTGACTAACTTTAGCTTTTTCTTCCTTTGTCTTACAATCTTTGAACCAAGAAGATTTCATTACTTTTTCTTCTTTGTTACCATCTTTTTCATAGTTTTAACTGGTTCTTTTTTCTTGGCTTTACCGCCGTAAGGTTTGTTCTTTGGCATTATAATCCTAGCTCCTGTGCTTGTGCTAATACTTCTTGGTTTTCCATCTCAGCTTCTTGGACTTGTAACTGTGTTTCTAGTTGTTCTTGAACTGAGATATTCTCCCCAAACAATGTCATTTCGCCTAACTCTTCTGCGAGTATACGGGCAAACTCTTTTCCTGACATGTGGGCTGCAACTGTTGGGTCTTGCAGTTTTAATTGGTAAAGCTGTGTAAGGCTCTGTACTCTACGAGCACGTTCAGCAAAGTGTCTAGCCCCCATAGCTACGATCTTACCATTAGCTGTAATGTCATCTTTAGTTATAGTTCTAAAGATAATAGCATTAGCTGCACTGTCGAATACCCGAACTGTGTCAGCTATATTCATTCGACGTCTTGATACTTCAAACATAGCATTCAAAATAGGTTCCAAGAATACTCTCTCAAAGTGTGCTGTCTTATGTTCAAAGATACGTGAGGATGCATTCTGTAAGGTTTGTACCTCAAAGGCTGTCTTCTCCCCTGCTGTGCGTATTCCCATAGCTTGACGGGGTGCACCAGCCATCTCTTCCATTTTGTCCTCTAGTGCCCTAATTTGCAGGTCAGCGTTCAAGGCTGTTACATCAGGAGCCAAGTAACCTACGTCACCCTCTTCTCCCATGTATATACGGGTAGCAGGTGCAAAGTCAAAGTCTTCTACATCACCCCTGATTTTAATAATAGGGTAAGCGATCTGATCGAATACGTCAGCCTTTAGGTTTTCTAGGTGATCAATACGGTACTGCATACCGACAAGATTATCTAGTGGACCCATAGCATAGAGGTTGTCAGGACGAGGACGCCACCCCGCATGAAAGATAGGAGCATGACCAAGATAGCTAGGGTTCTCCTGATTATCTAAAACGTATGCTCTGTCTACGATTGTAATGATACGATCTTCATAAAGAGTATCTGTCAGACTATCGTAGAAGTCTCCATAAAAAGTAAGGATTTCTACATAGTTTGAATCATAGTATTGCTGAATAGATGAGAACCCATCAGCAAGGTAGGCGTTAGACTTAGCTTGTTCTTCTGAACCTTTGACAGCAGCCCTAGCATTCACCATCTTTTGGAAGACCCCTTGCATGTATTCTTTGCTAGGGTCTGACTCAATCATCTTACGAACTTCACCTAAGGTTTTAATTGACTTAATAATCTTAGGAGATTTTTCAAATGAAGATGCTGTTGGATTAAAGCATAAATCAAAGGGTGAGATACGGACTAACTTAGGTCCGATATAGTTTACTACGAGGCTGTCGTCTTTTTTACTTTGGTAGTTTTCTTCCCATGTGACTGTGGCGAAGCAGTTCCCATATTGAATGTAGTCGTATAACAGATCTGAGGAAATGTTGACAAAATCAGATTGGGCAAGTTTGTTTTCCATGTAAGATTGAATAGCATCACGTTTTACCTTTATGTTATCTTCACGAGTTTTAGCCTCAAACTTAAACCATGTCTTCTGAGGGAATAAGGTTGAGAAGTAATTAGCATGGAGATTATCCATGATTTGAGTTAGCTTGGGAGTAGTGGTACTGTTAGACCAAGGAAGCATAGCATTCTTAGTTGTCGTAGTATCCGTAGCGTATAAGTAGTTTCGGAGTTCTTTCCACTCCTCAACCTTTTTATCACGCAGAGTAGACCATTCAACCCACCGTTCAGAAATCTGAACAGCCATGTTGTCAGGACTAATAATGTTGTCTAAGTCTAATGTTTCGCCAGCCATTAACGACTACCCCTAAATTTATTATTTGCCCACACAATGTTATTACTATTGTTAGCTCTTCTTGCATTCCTAGCTGGTTTAACAGCCATGTCTACTACTGAAGCAAGAGCATCTATTACATCATCGTGCGGTGGATTACGTGAAGATAGTTCTTCTTCTAGTATTTGAACATTACCCCCACGGTAGTGCCATATGCTCATGTTATCGTATCTAGGTTCTAGTATCGATGAGATACGTTCTTGTTTATTACCTTGACTTTTATTAGGTCTAAACTCATCTATACTAATGGCTAGTCCATGTTGCTTGATAAGTTCTTTGAGTTGTTTGACGATTGCCATTTGAGCAACGGTTGTTTCTGCTCTGAGTTTTCTAAAGGACCACTTGTTGGACAAGTGTAAGATGTGTTCAAAGTAATCAGAGATTCTGTCAGTCCTGAATCTATCGATGTCCAAGACGTAGATGTTGTTGTCGGCATCTATTCCTACCACTACTATAGCTGTATAGTCAGCACGTTTGTTTAAACTAAATGCAAAGTCAACTGCTGCAAATACATTTAGTCGGTTATTTCTGTAATACATATAACCGTTTTCTTCACGGATATGCTTGCGTTCATAGTACTGAAACTTATCTGGACTTACAGGAACATTGTCAGGATCTGATGGATCGTTGTAATACTGTGCTCTGAACTGCCCTTTGTCTAAGTACTGGCCTCTCTTCTTAGAAAGGATCTTCATGTCAAAGCCAAACCACTTACCGTCTTTACGTTGGCTACGAGGCCAAAGGAACTCCCCTGTTCCATCCCCTCTTGCTTCTACTGGTTGCTCAAATACCTCATAGATATTTTCTTCGCCTGTCTTTTCACCCTGATCAGTATACAGATCCTCTGTCATCTGAAGTAGATCATTGTAGAGATCTGCTGGGTGATACCTTGTACCCACTACCCACTCACGAGCTTCAGCACCTTCAATAGATGACAACAGAGAGTACTGGCTTTTTACCTTATTGCGACCCTCTCCTGTATAGGCATTCTCATAAACAACCACATCATCCAATACCGCAATGTCGCAGTGCATTCCAGTAAGGGAAGTAGTGAGGCCACCAGTAAATACAGAAGGGTCACGAACATTCTCTTTCTTACGTGCAGGGTGGTCTAAAGAAATTTCTGAGTTAGTCCATCTAATCCGTTTACCTTCATCAGCATTAACATGCTCAGGCCAGTAGCGTCGATAAATCTCAGATGTTAGAATACCCTTGACAAATCCTAATTGTTTCTCAGCTAAATTGGCTGTAGCCGATATGTATAGTATACGCAATGTTGGGTTCTTTGTCAACTCCCAAGCGACACGAAACGCAATTAATCTTGATTTTCCGTGGTCACGGGGAAACAAAAGAAGCTGATGACTTTTATAATCAGGTCTTGTCCACCAGTTACAGACATCCTCGTGACACTGACCTAAGACTTGTTCAGGTGCTACAAGTTTAATAAATGTAACTAAATCACTTTCAGCCGCTGTACGAATATCAATAAGTGTTGACATTACAGAACTCGTCTCCAGTTAGAACCGTCCTTGTAGTAAATAGCAAGAGGTTCGACCCAAGAACTATTATCGTTTGCATAAGCTGCCTGAACAAGAACCCATGTACCGTTTTGCTTAATGTACATCTCACTGCCAAAAACTTGAACAGTGGCTGATGACAGTAAGCTAGTTGAACTTACCCCTGTAAAACTAACATTAATAGTTCTACTAGCAGAAGAACTTAAAGTAGATGAAGCAGTTAAAGAACTACTAGCAAGTTTTTTATGAACTGCTTCTGCTTGTAAACTGCTCGAACTAATTAAATTAGCTGATGCATTTCTTTTTACTAATGGATCAAAAGATATAGTGCTTGAAGCAACTAAGTTTGAATTACCATTTAGTTTTTTAAAGGCTACAGATAGTTTACTACTTGTTGAAGCTAGACTTGCAGATCCAAAAGTTTTTATTGTACCTACAGAAGAAAGGGTGCTCGACGCAACTAAAGAAGAGCTACCCTGTAAAGTTACTCCTGCAACAGCCCCAGTATCCGCTAGTGGGGCAGACGCTAGTGGGCTGAAACCTAGCATGTGTTACTCCTTAAACGGCAGTAGATCCTGACATGTCATCCTGAGCCATTACCCAAGCATAGCACTTGTCTAAGAATGTTGAGCCAGATGCAGCTTCGATGTCAGTCAGGTTTGCGTTGAACCGTAAGAACGCCACCTCACGAGTGTCATCATCAGGTGAGCTTGTAGCATATGCTGACAAGTCAATCATCACCATAAACTTTGGATCAGTTCCACGTTGACGGCTGACAGACGCTGTCACAATGCGGTAGTATGCGTTGTTGAAGGCTATGCCGTACTGACTTGCACCTTCTTCGATGTTGTGTTGAATAGCCATTTGATTTCTC